GGACTAATTGTCGCAATCGTCTATAAATTATATATGTTACCGATTACTATAAGACCAATAAATACACCAATTGTCAACACTAGTGCTTTCTCCTTAGTCTTTAAGCCACGGTATATCCGTAGTAATCGCTTAACTTGAAACTCCATTCTTTGTCTTCTTGTGAACGTACCTCGTATATATGATCGGTATGACATTCCATAAGACTACACCCACAAGGCATAGTTTTAGCAAGCCATAAATTTCTGTTAACATACCGTCAAAGAAGCCGTCATCCATAGATTCGTCTAGCTGATTCTTAACAAGTTGTTGTACATCTCCCTCACTTAACGCCTTTACTTGATCCGTTAAATGTTTGTTTTCTTCCACATATTTGGATACTTCTCCCACTCCCCATCCGAGGGCAGCACCACCAGCAGCAGTACCAGGACCACCGAGGCTACCAACGGCAGCACCACCTGTGGCTCCCAAAGCGGGATAGAATGAAGCCTTGGAACATCCGTTAAAGAAACTCCCGAAACCCAATAAAACGAGAGAAAATAAAATACGGATGTGTCCAAGGCTTCTCACACACTATTAATCCAATATGTACTAGAACTTACTCACCGAGAGTCGTCTGTCAACCTCATTATGATAAGCTTTATCACCACTCTTATATCGAGGGTCTGCTTGAGCACGCGCTAACTCCTGCATAGATTGGTAAGGCATTGTAGATGAACCACTTACAGCACCTTGTACAAGCTGAGGTTTAGAACCATTAGCATTTTGAAACCTAGCGTATAATCCTTGGACTGCTAACTTAGCTTGTTGTACTGTGCCTGATGTAACGGCTTCATCGAAAGTGTCGATCTCTTCTTGCGGTAGTTGTTCGTTGGCCCATTCAGCCATAGCATCGTAGTCATTACCTGCCACTCCTTTGATCTGTGCTTCTTCTGTTTGCAGTAAAGCTTGTTGACCAGCAGCGTAACTATCGACGATGTCACGAGGTAAACCTATCCCTTCAAGTTTCTTATAAGTATCTTCGGAAAGTTTACCATCATTAGCAAAGAACTCCTGACTAGCTTCAACAACAGCTTCATTATAATTACTAGCTTCTTCTGTAGATTCATCTTCTTGTTGTGGTTGTTCTTCTTCGTTAGCTTGTTGTTCAACTTCAACTTCTTCTGTCCCTTGTCCCATTCTTTTCTCAAGAGACGCATATGCTTGTGCCATGTCCTCCGCACTTTTAAACTTTTCAGGTAACCACTCAGGACGCTCTTGCGTTTCCTCAACTTGTGGTTCCTCTTGTTGAACTTCAACCGCTTCTTCAGCTTCGGGTTCGATCTCATTCGGTGCTTTATCGTTTATCTCTACTCGGTGTAATTCTGCCATTGTATGTTATTCCTCTGGTGGTGGTGGTTCTTGTGTTGCCATGTACTGCTCCTGTGCAGCATTGATAGCAGGTGCTACGGCAGGTCCGCCTAACTTCATCATCATCTCTTGTTGTTGAGCTTGTTGCATAGCTTGTTCAATTTCTTCCTGCGTCTTAATAAGACCTTCAGTTTCAATACCAAGAGCAGTAGCACGACGCTTAAAGTAATCAGATACATTGAGGTATTGTGTTACTGCTTGTGGTCCTACTACTTGGTTAGCACCTGCAAGGAATAGATCAAGTCGTTGTAAGTCGTTACCTCTACCCAAAGCTTCAACACCAGTAACGATAGTAGGCTTAACAATATCTTTAGGTAGCTTAGGTAGTCTCTTCTCTTTGGACATCTTATCCATCAAGCGAGTAACGATAGGTAGTTGTAGTTCTTGTGACAACAGAGAGTAGAGACCGCCAAGGGCAGCTTCCAGTTCTTGACTGAGCATTCTTATCTCCTCAGCAGTCACTCTCTCAGCGTCTCTAACAACCCCACTTGTCAGAAGAAAGGCTTGGCTCAATCTATCCGTAATACCTTGCATAGTAGTCTGAGCAGTACGGAAGTCATTGAACTTATTAAGTTGTAACACCGATACATCTCCTTCAGACCCTTGTACGATTGCACCGTTAGGAGCTTCAGCTAATGTCCTGGCTCTAGTTGTACCGTTAGGATTAACCATGAACAATACTTTAGCTGCTGCTGCACTACCTTCTACGATAGCTTTTGTTAAGGCTTCAAGGGATTTAATATCTCCGATGTACTCCTCAACAAAACCTCTACCGTAATCTTCACCGTCTATCTGAGTGTAGCGTAGTGGTAACCAAGGTGACTTATCAATAGGATACTCACCGATACTTTCCTCGATGACCATACCTTTGACGTCTTGCTTTACTTTAAATTTATCTCCTTCTCGGATGACTGAAGTGTAGAGGTCGCAAGTATTCTCCTTCTCTTGACGATATACTTCTTCTCTTACACTCTCAGGTAACATCATAGGTGCTACTGTTTCTTTAATAGCTATATGTGTTATGTTACCCATAGGGTCTCTCTTAACTACATAGCGATCTAAACGGAACACACGCATACCACCTTCATCAGGTAAGTACAATAGACTGTTACCACTGATAAGTAAGTTCTTCAGTGCTTGGAATATACCGTTCCTAAAGTTCTGTATCTCAACCTCTTGTGAAACACTACGCTCCACATCCGCTAATGCTTTCTCTAAGTCAGTACGTAACTGCTCTGCTCCTTCTGGTCCTAACTCAGCCTTGGCTTTATCTAACTCATAGCGATCTATAACTAGACGAAAGAAGGGAGCGTTAGGTGGAAGTAAAGCAAGTAGTAACTTAGATGACAAGTTCAGTACACCTCTAGCTCCTATGCCTTGATAAGGTGTGTAGTATTTAGTAGCGTAGTTGTGACCGTCAGGCGGTAGCACATAAGGTAGAGTCAACTCAGAAGAAGTACGACCTCTATCTAAGTATGAGTACCTTTGGTTCTCTAAGCTGTGGTAAAGTCCTTGTGCTGTTTCTTCCATCTATCTTATGTCCCTGTGTAGTACTGCCAGTCCGTACCATCGTAGACATATATGCGTACAACATCAGAAGCTAAGTAAGTAGTACCAACAGGATCACCTGATCTAGCTTCTATGTTTGCTTGTATGTCGTAGTAAGCTTGGAAGGTGTTGTCAAAATTATCTAACGGATAAGTAGTTCCCCAACTCGGTACAACAAATTGAGAGGGATTATTAAACTCCGATGGAGATGGCATGACTTAAAGTCCTTCCACTGAACCCGTAGCAAACACATCGTAACTGCCGTCTGTGTAAGCTGTGATCGAAGCTCTTATCTTTTCGTAGTGTCCGTGGTCGTCTCTTATTAGAGTGTTACCTGTGGCTGTGATCGTACGACTGTCTACTGTTCTCCATACATCACCGATATAAGCTTCGATTGCTACAGTAGCTCCTGAAGTTACACCTGATGATTCTATACAGAACGTCCAGCCCTTAGACCTTTCGACACTAAATGAACTACCTGCCGCAGCTGAAGTACCTGCTGAAAGTAGAGTTAGTTTTGCGAGAGAGCGAAGCATGATATATATCCTTTTGTTATTTTGTTACGATGAAAGCTGTACACCTGTACCACCGCTACCACCCATAGCTACAGACGGACGACGAACTGTCAATTGAGCCGTACCTCTACGACGCTTCTGCTGTGGTCTAGCTTGACGACTTGTTACTGCTTTCTCTGCTAAAGGTAGCGGAGGAGGAGGCGGTGCAGGAGGTGGAGGTGGTGGAGGAATTTTAGGTGATGACATACACATAGTATTAATCCTTGGTAATAATGTTATCTTGAAGTTGTTCGTCGTATATATTTTTTAAGTAGTTAATTACACTACGTTGTCCTGACTTATACCATACCATTCTCTCTTCGTCTGTCAACAGCGGACATTTATCTGGGTACAGCTTGTCAAGCTTATCTATCAAATCTTTCGACAGAGTGGGTAATACTATTTCTTCTTGGTTCATATTGCTTTTTATATCAGGCGTATCGGTGGTTTAACTGTGGAACTCTAGCTGTAATGTACCAGAACATAGGTCGGTGCATCTTTTATCAAGCAGTATTCTTATGTTCATGTTAATTGTTTTATTAATGTTTTAAATGCTAACTCACAGGTGGAAGCGACTACTCCATTCCCCAAGAGCCTAAGTCTGTCCACCCTGTAGGAAGTCCCATTAGCTGTTCCACCCATGAAGGATTGAGCTTCGGTGACCCTTGGTTCTTCCCACTCGTACTGCTCTTCTCCTGGTCTTGCAGGCCATTCATCTTGGGATTGTTTACATCCTCCCTCAAGTTCCGACAACCGCCCTTCTTTGCT